GCAAATATCTCTGACAAATATGCTTTTTGCACGCCAGTAGCTTCAAAACCAAACTTAACATATTGAGGTATGTCTTTTAGCTTGCGTTTAAAAAACTCTCTACCTGATTGCTCCTGTGAATATGGCGACAAAGCGTCAATACCCATAACAACTTTATTAAAACAGTTAGTAGCATAATCATCAAGACCGGCTACTATCAATGTCTGCGATGATGGATATAGCAAAGCTTCAAGCGCACACAATGCTGCCATCTTTTCCGTAAAACCAATCTGACGTCGCTTAAGACAAAGTAGATTTTTATCGTTTAATTTAGCCTGTTCCAGTAAATCAAAGAACTCTTTGTCCATGTCAACAAACCTTGGCGGTATAAGACCAGCACCTTTTTCTTTAGTCTTAATGCGCCAAAAGTTTAAATACCAATAGTTTGCTCCGGTAAGATGAACGCCTCCAACGGTATAGCCTTCAATACATCTTCTACGCTGCTCGTACCACCATTCCATGTAATGCCTTGGAAAGTTAATACGTATTAGCTTTTTCTTTTTAATATTTGGATTGTCATAAACTTCCCACGCGCGATTGTATTTTGGCATAGGGTTGTCAAGGTCATAGATTACCGGCTGAAACAACTCTACGTTTTGAAACTTACGCATGTGGTCATCATAGCAAGATATATTCTCAGGCAACAAAGAAGATCGATAATATCTTTTGTTAACTGGTTTAGTGCCGTCAATAATAATATTTGATTGGGCATTTATTTTATATCCAGCAATGTCTATGACATTATTGTTCATTAAGGTTTCGGATCTGGTTTAGGTGCAGTATTTGTAGAGCAGCAAGTATCGTCAACATCTGTGCAACAAGGTGTGTATAGTTTTTTGATCTTTCCTATAAGACCATGACTATTTGGATTTTTTGTGAATAGTGCCATTATGCTTTAATTGTTAAGTTTATGGTTGCATTTTGAACAATTGCACCACATGTGATTGTAAATGTAATTATGTAATTATAAGATTGTCCTAATACCCAAGTACCACCTGCTGGAGAATTATCTACAATTCCTGCTAAAACACCATAACTATTAGCTGCTAATGTATATGGTGTTGCTGGTAATGTTGTCAATGAAGGTCCACTATTGACATTGGTAACATTTATATTGCTAATAATTAGTGAAGATGCCTGTGCGTATATTTCAAAATTAATAGGTAATAATCCAGGAGTAGATGATACAAAACCTATAAATGGCGCTTGAATTGTTGTGATTTCAGTTCTAGTGGTATATAATTTATCTGTGAAATAAATATTAAATCCACAAGGCGTACCTACTACTGCATCGCAACAAGTTTCTGTGTCGCAGCAAGCATCCACAAGTATTTGTTTTTTCTTTTGAAAAAAAGAACGTACTTTATTTAAGTTAAACATTCTGGCCATTTTGTTCTATATTTTGATTATCAATATTTGATTTTTCTACTTTTTTCTGTTGTACTTTTCCATATAATAGTGTTCCGGCAAATGCTGCTATAGAAGTTAAGAAGATTGACATTCCTGACCAATCGAGTGAAGAGCATTTAACTGCATGAATAATTAGGTAAATAAAAATACCTAACGATAATAAACAAATGCAAAGTGTACCTAAAAATAATGTAACTCTCATAGAGCTTACATCAGTGCTTTCTTTAAGGAAGTTAAACATATTATTTTTCTATTTTTTCAACAAGATTAAGAAGTTTCTTCATCATTGCTGTATTGTTTTCAATAACATTATTATTTGAGTTTACTGTTTCCATCAACTTTGCCCTATCTTCTGTCATGTATTGTTCGTGTCTTTTTTCAAGTTCTTGTATTCTTGTTTCATTATTTTTATGCATAGAAAGAAACTGCTTGCTCATAAAAACAATAACGCCAATCATAAGAATAGCAAAAACACCTAATATTCCATAGTTAGTTAAATAACTTACATCTTGTGGAACTTGCAAAAATAGTGATTTCATTTAGCGATGATTTTTATTTGTTAGTTTTAATTTCAATTATTGGTAAATATTTAACCCACCAGTAATATATTTGATACAAAGGTAATATCCAAATTCCATCTGATGTTTTTAATGGAGTAAAAATATGCCCATCTATATAATATTTACCAGTAAGGTATTTTAGTTCTTCTTCATCTAATATACCGCCAAGCATATTTATTTTATTAAACAGCGTATTGAGCTAACCAAACATTTACCATATTAGGTATATCTGTATCTTCCCAAGTATTTACATAAGGCATATCTTCTGCTCTTAATCCAAATGTAGCATCATTAGCAATCAACTTAATATCAACAGACAAAAGTTTATCTACTGCTTTATCTGATATAGTATTTAGATTTACTTCCATAATATCAGTAGTAATTTCTACTTGAAACTGAGGAAACTTATATGTAGCCATTTTATTATTTTTTTATGTTATGAAAGTGTTGTTCCAGTTACGGTAAAAGTTCTGCATGGCATATAATTTGTGCTTGATGATTTTGCAGTTTCAGTAACAGTATTAAAATAATTGTATATCCAATATGCCGATGTTGTTGTTGAAGGGCTTGTTGTTGATGTCCACATTCCTGCACCTAGCGTAAAAAATGGTGAATTATCTAAACCATTTATTTGACCATAATTTATTAAATTTAATGCTTCTTTAATGTTTGGCAACCTCCAACCACTTGTAAAAGGTGCTATGCTTACTAATAAACTTTGGTCTATTGCAGTGTTCCAATTACCACCGTTTATAGGGGTTCTTCTCCACCCCAAAACCGTACTACCATTATATGTGCTCCAATCAATAACAATATTTTTTGTGTATGTTTGACCTCCCAACTCATCGGTAAATCTGTTTGTATTTCCAAAAACATTATTTTCAGCAAGTACCGTAAAACTTACATTTCGTCCTCGTTCCAAATCTCCATCGTCACCTGTTCTGTAAGACGTTGTTTGTCCTGTTTTCATTAGCTGAGCCGTACTTCTACTGACAGCGGCTGCAACCGCTTTTATATAGTTCACTATCATAATTTATGCTTTTGTTATGTTCAAATTTACCACTCCTGCCGTAGATGCCGTTACAGTTATTTTGCTACCTATTAGAATAGTATTTGTCAAAGTATAAGATACTCCATCGTCTTGTATTGTAATTACAGGAGCGTTTTTGATATTTGTAGTAGTGTTTATTTTAAGGTCGTATGGGGCGTAAAAATCAACTGTTAGTGCATCCATCAATTCTACTGTATAAACAATTCCATTATTAACCCAAAGGCTACCATCGTATTCTAGACTATCTCCTTTTTGTAGGTTTGTTATTTTTACATCATGAAGCTCATCAAGTTCATATCCATTCTGCACTCTTACATACATTCTACCAGAACTACCATTACTTGCTGTTGTAACTACACCAAGATAAACTAAGTGATTTGGAGCAGAAGGTTTTACATTAGTAATACTTCCATCAGTTGCACCTAAGTATACAGGATCACCATCAGACCAGGTTGATGTTGGAAGAATACTTAAACCATCAAGCAAACCTTGCATCATTATAATACCTTTCTGGTTTGCTGCTATTGATGATGTAAACACTATACCAACAGTTTGTGCTGAAGTAGCATCTGCTGTATTGTTAGCTCTTTTAACAGTCATTCTATCTCCTGTACCACCAAAAGCAAACACAGGCATACCTTTGGTTAATGTTACACTATCTGCATTTGTAACATAAGAAAATAGACTATTTGATGTAGTACCTATGCATTGAAATCCATCAGTAGTAGAGTTAAATACACAAAGCATTTCAGCACCATCCCAAATATCTCCACCTAATAATACACCATCATTATTTCTGTAAAGTGTTTTAGCACCAAGACCATTTATATCTAAAGTAGATGTTCCAGTATTACCATTAGTAAATCTAATAAGATAAGCATCTGCATCAGCATAAGCTATTACTCCTGTAATTGTAGCAACATAAGTATCTGTACCAGTTGCAGTAGCATGAGTAATTCCTCCAGATACACTTGTATCGTAATAATCAAATTTACCTGTAAAAGGATTTAACTTATAAGGCATATTATGTAGTTGTTATTTTAATAATATTGTCACTAAGATTGTAAGCAATAGTTTTAGTTGACACAACTGTTAATCCTGTTTTATAAACAATAGTATAGATATTGTTAGTATTACCGCTTGGATTATCTGTATCAATACCAGTATAATAAGAA